ATCCCCTCATAGGGGAATTGAGGCTGATCCCATTCCAGATAATCTGGGTGTGTGAAGCGGCTGTACCCCTGAAATGGGCGGTTGCCTGAGCTCCGGGACCGTAACTTTTTACAAAAACAGGAGTTTGAGCTGCCAGAAGTTCGGAGAGGTCGGTCGATAATCCGGAATGAAGGGCCAGGGAATCGGGACGGGTGATTCGGAGCCCTGATTCTTCCATCCTTTTCCGTGCCACAATTTCAATATCCCGGATGAATACCGTATCGATCACCCGGTCAGTATAGTCCTTAGCAGGATTATCAGTATCCACCGGGCGCTCAGGAATTGAAATTTCCTGGGCCAAAACATAGCAGGCAAGAAAAAGCAAAAAATAGAGAAATATGGTATGCGTATTTTAATTCAATAGGAATGAATAAATGTTCTAAATGTGGATATAATAAATGCTGGTCGGCTATTGAATTTCATCATATTGATCCTAAAGAGAAAGAAGTTGTTGTATCTGAATTGGTGTTGAGAAAAATGACAGAAACCAGAAAAGAGGAAGTTAATAAATGCATTACATTATGTGCCAATTGCCATAGGGAATTGCATTACAATGAGCGAGTTGCAAACGGTAGTAGGATTGTGAGAGGGATGCAATGAAGAACACTCTTCCAACGAATGTGATTGATTACATCGAGAAGATGAGGAAGAAGGATGCTCACACCCGTCAGGTGTTTGAAAAGAACCTTGATTTCATCATTGCGATCAAGACTGAGATCGGGAAAGAATTGCTTTCTGACCTGATCGACAGGCACGAACACATCTTCATGAGAATTGCGTCCCTCAAGGCGACCGATGCCGAGAAAGAGACATATTTGTACATAAACGGAATGTTGAGGAAGTGGAGTTCCCGCATTGCCGATTATGAAAGACAGATAGTAGAAATAAAGGAAGGTCTAAAAAAGAAAGGAGATAAAGTATGAATGCTGACATTGAGAAGACCCCTAACGGCGGCTCCCCTCTTGACGAGGCAGAGAACCGGATAGCGTCAGACAATGAGACAGCGGAAGGCAGGCAGGGTGGTGAGTCTGGTGAGTTGGATGAGCCGAAAGGGGCTGGCGAGCGGTCCCGATTGGGCAGAAAACTGGCCGACTTGGAGCGGGAAACGATCTCTCAAAGAGAGATGATCGCCGCCCAAAGGGAATCTCTGGCACGGATCGAACAGCTTCTTTACGAGAGGGAGCAGCGGTATTCATACGACCGCAATGCTCCTTCTCAGGAGGATGACGATCCTGACAAGATTCTGACCGTTGCGGAATACGAGAAACGGGAAGAGCGGAAGAGAAGGATGCAGGCGGATGCGAAGAACCGGTACGAGAGTGGTTATGTGGCGGGCATCAAGCGCATGTACAATGCGAAGGATGCCATGCTGTATGCCGAGATCGAACAGGAACTCTTTACGAACGTCAACGAGTATCCGACCCATACCGGCTACCAAGACCCGTTTCGGGATGCCGCAATCAATTTCAAGCTGGCGAAGGCCAATGTGCTTGAAAGGAAATACTCCAACCCCCCTGTAAAGCCAAATGTGCGGGGCAGCACGAATCCGCCCACCGGCTTCACCGCATCCACGACTACGGAAACGCCACAGAAGGCGGCCCCGAAACTGGATGAGGTTGCGGCCAAATTCGCTCGCGCGGTAGGACTTGATGACGACTTTATAAGGGAATCATTGAAAGAGAGATGAGAACTAGTCGGAAACGCAAGTCAAGAATCTTGAAAGGGTCTTACGAGGATGCCGGACGCTATCTGAAATGCCATTACTGCGGCTTCATCAATGACCGAGAGCGTTTGTCTTTGCCAAACTCCTCCGGGGTGAACCCGCATTGGGAACAGATACCGGACACGGAAATATCCTGTTCTGGAGACCCGAACAAGGTAATTGTAGCAAATCAAACTTTAGAGGCGGCGGAATGTGCAGTCTTACTGGCAACAAGGAACGACGGGGAGTCAAAGATAGATTATTACCATCCGAGACTCCCAAGGGTCGTTGCTGGTTGTGCTTTCTGCGGTTGTACAAACCTGCCGTAATATGATTTAGGAGGATGAAATGCCTGTTGGTTTTGAAGTAGTTTACAGTCCTCCCGGTCTTGGACCATTCTGGGCTCCTATTAACGGTACAGCTGATATCGTTCATGGGATGCTTGTGTATTACGGGAAGGCGACCCCCGCTGATACTGGCGGGGTTATTGTCATGCCTGCGGCTTCCGGCGCATGTGATGTCACAAATCAACTCATCCCTTGGGGTGTGGTGATTGGCGACAACAATGCGACCCCGGTGTCAAAGGCTCTTACCACCGCGCTTGTGAACAAGCAGTATATCACGGGTACGGACACGGCAGCTGCCCAGCTTGCGAGAGACTGGAGAGGCGCGGAAGGAATGTTCTCAAAGGGCGATCCACAGCCGATGGTGAAGGTTATGCCTATCACCCCGGTTACCGTCCTGAAGGGATACTTTAGGGGTAGTGCCACGGTTGGCACGACCAACATCACGGAAACAACTGCGGCAAGCGGTCTTTCCACCACGGGTGCGACTTTCACGGCGACCTTCGGTTTTAAAGGAGTTGCTGAGAATTCAACCCTTTGTTACACAAGCGGCGCGAATGCCGGAATTTACAGGGTACGGACGGATACGGGTACGACTATTACCACGAATACCCGTGCTTTCCCGTATACCCCTGTTGCGGGTGACAAGGCAAAGTCTGTTAATGTGAAACAGGGCTATTGCCGAATGAATGTCGATACCACTTATGGTCTATGGATCGACAACACGGCGGCATTGACTTCTGATTATTATATCGTCAATGTCTATGAAATTAACTTAATGGCTGAAGCAGGAACCGAGTATTGTCTGTTCTCGTTCTCGATTCCGACCTTCCTGCCTTACACTGGTGGGCGTCAGGCTGACGCGGTTACTTAATAGGAGGCTGAAATGGGAAATCCATTAGAAACTAAAAAGGAGGTAAACCTGTGAACAATCCCTATTCTAATATTAAGGAATCGCATTTGGCTTATATAGCCGGATTTCTTGATGGTGAGGGAACGATCTCTATTGTGAAAGTCAAGCGCAAAGATCGTGAGCGATCATATTCTAGCCCTTACTATCGCCCAATATTGGTTATAAATAATACCAATAGGGAAATATTGGAATGGATCAAATCTGTCTTTGGTGCCGGACAGGTTAACTTGGTTGCCAGAAAGGAAATGGGTAGAAAGCCCGTATACCGATGGATTGTCGGTAATGCTGTAGCAATACAGATTGCCGAAATCCTTTATCCACATTTACGGGTAAAAAAATTGCAGGCTGATGTTGTCATGCAATACAAATCTACAGTTCCTTCTAAATACAATGTGTATGGCAACAAAGGATTGCCTATAGAAATCATCAAAGAGCGAGATTCTTTCGTTGAGACTCTTCGTTGTCTCAACAAAAGAGGATTAAGTAATTAGGAGTTAAAAACATGGGAAACCCTCTTGCAAGTTCGCAGTTTGTGAGGCTGCTCGATGATCGGCTTCGCAAGGTTGCCGTGGATAACTACAAGGAATTGCCTTCTATGATTGACCGCCTGTTTGGAGTCATCAAGAGTGACAAGGCTTGGGAAGAGTTCTACGGCGTGGGTGCTGTTCCTGACATTCCCGCATTTTCAGGACAGCTTGAATACCTTGGGGTTGCACCGCAGTATTATACCCGGATCGAACCGAAAGAGTACGCCGGGGGCATTGCAATCGAAAGGAAACTTATCGACGATGACCGCTATGATGTTATTAAATCCCGTCAGAATGGTCTTGCGGAATCTCTCAGACGGGTTCGGGAGAAACTGGGGGCGCAGGCATTCGGTTATGCCTTCTCCTCGGCAATGACCTTCCAGACCTCTGAAGAGGGTGTGGCCCTCTGCTCTTCGTCCCATACGACCAAGAGTGGCGCGTCCACCTCGTCCGGATTCGACAATAGCGGAACTACGGCTCTGTCGAAAACGGCAATCGCGGCTACCAGAATCCTTATGCGGCAGTTCAAGAACGAGTTGGGTGCAAGAATCGTTATCGAACCTGATACGCTTCTCGTTCCTGACAACCTCTATGACACTGCTTGCGAGGCGGTTGGATGGTCTGAGTCCGGGGCGCAGTCCCAGCTCGATCCTGATTCCGGCAACAACAAGATCAATCCGCAGTACAAGAGATGGACGGTTATCCCCTATCCTCGTCTTGACGATTACGATACCAACAACTGGTTTATGATCGACTCCAAGAAGATGAAGGAATATCTCCTCTGGATTGACCGGATCGCGCCGGATGTTACCACCACAACCGACTTTGAGACGTACATGATTAAGCAAGCGATTTACTCTCGCTTCGGGTACGGCTGGACGGATTGGCGTTGGATTTACGGCCATACAGTTTCTTAAATGATTTCAAGTAGTTATGATGTTATCACTTGAATATGTAGCTGGATTGTTCGATGGAGAGGGTTGTGTCTATATAAGTCCGAATCTTGTTGGAATACAGGTATCTGTAACGCAACAAAAGACTGAAATTCTTTACTTGTTAAAGAAACAGTTTGGAGGTGGGGTTACACGATACGGAAAGCAGTCCTGTCATAAGTGGCGACTTACAAAAACAGAGGATATAGAGATTTTTTTAAATGCAATATATCCATACTGTATTGTTAAGAAGGCAGAAGTGGCAATAGGGTTGCTTTTTGTTGGAGACAAAGAGAAGGAAAGTAAAAAACATAACCCACTCAGGTCGGAACAATTACAGTTGAGGGGTAATCTTCATAGCGAACTTAAATTATTGCGGAACGGTCATACCGTGACTTAGTGTAACGTATGCGGTGGCGGGCAAGCACCAAAAGCCCGCCCCGCATTAGCGGGTAAGGGAAGGTGTGATTCCTTCCGGTAGCGCATGAGGTGTAAAGACGACAGGGCGGTGCTCCTAATAAAAAGGTGAAAAACATGGGATTAACAAATTGGCCTAATGGGGCCGCAAGTTTTGGTGTCCCGATCCTTCCTGCGAATACCGAGTCTGTAATCGCCGGGAACGTATATTTTGTCGGGGCAACGGCATCAAGTAAGTGGATTGCTGGCGTGGACGATCCCTCGTATGGAACGATGGATAGACCGTTTGCCACAATCGACTATGCCATTGGCAAGTGTACGGCAGATCAGGGAGATGTAATCTACTGTCTGCCGGGGCATACGGAAACGGTTAGTGGTGCCACAAGTATCGTATGTGATGTGGCTGGTATATCCATCATTGGCCTTGGAAACGGGAACGCGCGACCGACCATCAGTTTCTCGGCAACAGGGTCATATATCCCGATCTCAGCGGCGAATGTGACTGTCAAGAATGTGATCCTCAAACCATCTATTGATGAGGTAGTAAAACTCTTCTACATCACTGCTGCCGGTGTTACACTGGATACGGTTGATTACCAGAGTGTGTCAACATACTCCACGTTGCAGTTTGTACTTACCACGAATGCGGCGGACCAGTTGACCATCAAGAACTGCTATCACTACCAGTTGACGGCGGGTGGTAGCGCACAGAAATGGATTCAGTTGGTCGGTACGGATTCGACGAGAATCTGGAACAACCGGTTCAATATTGTTGCGGCTTATGCCAATACTGGGTCTATCTGTATCAGTGGTTCCACGGCGGTTATTGATTGTGATGTACGCTACAACGACATCGTGTGGGGTGGCGCGACCATTACCAAGATCATTGAGATGGTCACGACTTCTACCGGGATCATCGCACACAACTATTGTTTGGGTGGCGCGGCTGTTCTTTTGGCGGCGGCAATTACTGGAGATGCATGTATGATTACCGACAACTATGTTACCAATACTGTCGGTACGGCTTCCGGCGCACTTGCTCCTGCGGTGGATACAGTTACTTAACGGTTGTTTAGTGAAAGTCAATATTATCGGAAAAGGGAGAACTTGGGTAGATGCCCCGAAAGATGAGTATTCATGGGGCATCACCCAGCTCCTTTTGAAAAGGCCCGTGAATCTTGTCATCGACATGAACATCTACGATGACTTGAGATGGGGGCAGACGGAGAAGGACGAAGCTGATCAGGTCAGGAAGAAGTGCGAAGAGGAAGGCATCCCCTACATTGGGCTTGAGAATTATCCGATGGCGGAGATCGTCCAGAGATTTGATACGGATTATTTCTCAAGCACGGTTGATTTCGCAATCGCCCTTGCTCTTTACAAGAATTACACAGATATTCACTTGTACGGAACAACGATGGACGGGAGTTCAGACTATTACAAGATAAAATGCGGCTGTGACTTCTGGTGCGGATATGCGAAGGGTCTTGGGGTGAAGGTGACAGTGCATGGGATTACTACTGTCATGCGTACCAAGGATGGATTGATTTACGGGTATGATCAAAAACAGCGAGCGATATCTTAACGGCGT